ATGTCTAACGCTTTATTGCGTGAATTAGTGTTAAACCAAGCACTGAAAGTGACGCCTTTTACCTATTTAGACAACACCTTTTATGTCAAAGAGCTGGATGTTGGCACCATGAATTACATTCAGCGCAAACTTCGCCAAATTAAAATCAAGCTCGCTGAGGCGCAGGACATTTATTTAGATGAAGACGATCCCGAACAATTTAATGAGGCGATAAATCGTGTCTACGATGAATATGATGTCGCCAGAATGTTGGCCTTTAAGTTGTGTGATGAAAAAGGGGAACTGCTTTTTGATGCTGAAAATGAAGCAGATTTAAAAGGTCTTAATCGTCTAGGGCAAGGGTTCTCTAATGCGGTGTTTACAGCCGAAGCGGGGAACAGCGAAAAAAACTCGGAGACCGACGGCAATTCCAACTGATATTGTCGTTGGCATTGGGAAAAACGCTCACAGAAATCGAGCAAATGCCCGAAAGCCACTTGTGTGAATATGAAGCTTTTTATCGCAAACAACCCTTTGGTTTATGGCGAGAGGATTATCGGATGGCACAAGTGGCGCATCTTCTTGCGATGATAAATCGTGATCCGAAAACGTCTCCGCCTGAATTGATGGATTTTATGCCGATGTGGAAGAAGAAAATCACGGAAGAAGAGCTGTGGGACAACGTCACTGAGAGTGTATTAGCTAATCGATAGCCCCACATGAGTGGGGCTTAATCGTTAACCACCGCGAGACATTTTCTCAATTTTTTTATCCGTATTGTATTGAGAAAGGGCATAAACCGACCAGATAGCTGCAGGGATCCATCCAATTAAGGTGATTTGTAGGATAAGGCAGAAGATGCCAGCAAATGGGCGACCAATCGTGAAAAATTGTAACCAAGGTAGTAATAACGCCAGAATAAGTCTCATAAAACCCCCTCTATTATTCGAAATTTCAGTTTATCAATAATTAAATCAATAGCAAATAACAAGGAATATTGCATTTATTCAGGGTGAAAGTTTGCTTTTGTAGTGTTCATACCAAGGATTGAATTTATGGCGGGAGCATTAGGTAGATTAAATATTGATTTGACGCTGAATACGGCAAATTTCACAAATGCGATCAACCGTAGCCAGCGCCAAACAGAACAATTTGGGCAACGTATTCGCGTCAGCCTTCAAGCGATCACTGTACAACAAGAGCGAATGGTATCGCAAACTGCAAAATCCTCGGCACTCTTTACCCGTTTTGCGAGCGTCGCAGCAAGTGCATTATCTGTACGGCAAGTGATTAATTATGCTGATGGTTGGACGGAATTACAGAACCGCTTAAAACTGGTGACAGAAAGTTCTGTCGAGTTAAATAAAGCCACACAAGCGGTCTATGACATTGCCCAAAGAACCTATCAATCATTGGATGCCACAGCACAAGTTTACCAACGTTTTGCGGATAATGCCGATCGCTTAGGATTAAGTCAGCAAAAAGTCGCTGAACTCACGGAAACTGTCTCAAAAGCCGTGGCGATTTCGGGAGCGAGTGCAACCGCAGCCCAAGCGGCATTAACTCAATTTGGTCAAGCATTAGCCTCGGGTCAGTTACGTGGCGAAGAGCTAAATTCAGTGATGGAGCAAACCCCTGCGTTAGCGAAAGCCATCGCTGACGGAATGGGTGTTAGTGTGGGTGAACTAAGGAAGAAAGCCCAAGACGGTGAAATGACGATTGAAAAAGTCATTCAAGCCTTAGAACGTGCAGCCGACAGCGTGGATAAAAAATTCGCCACCAGTGTGACAACGGTTAGCCAAGGTTTTACTAATCTTCAATCGGCGATGACAAAATTTATCGGTGAAGCGAATCAAGGTACAGGTGCGACTCAGCTTTTTACCACAGGGATGGCCACTCTTGCCGATAATCTATCGTTAGTCGCTAAAGTGGTTGAAGGGATCGCCGTCACGGCATTGGTAGCAAAACTTTCTCAATGGACGAAAGCCACTTATCTGAAAAATCAGACAACGTTGAATGAAGCCAAAGCCACATTACAGAGTGCAGAGGCAAACAGTGTGGCAGCAACCAGTGCCGTGAGGAAGGCATGGGCGGATAAAGAAGCCGCCACATCGGCGCTCAATAGAGCCAAAATGGAATATCAAGTTGCTAGAGGCACTAACGCGGAAAAAATAGCACTCGATAATCTTATCGCCACAAAGTCACTCGCAAGAACAGCCTCTCTAAATTATACACAGGCATTAACCGCCGAAAACGTTGCTCAACGTGCATTAACGACCGCTCGGCGTCAATCAACGGTGGCGGGGCGAGCACTCAACAGTGTTATGGGATTCGCGGGTGGCCCTATTGGATTAGTGTTGACTGGTGTGGCGGCATTGGGCATGGGATTGTATGAATACAGCGAAAATGTCAAACAAGCCAAGTTAGAATCGATTGAATTTGCTAATTCCCTTGATACATCAACAGAAGCGTTAAACAAAATGAGCAATGCCACGTTAGTGGCGAATTTAAGCAAAGTTTCATCGGGCATTAACGCGCAATTGGAGAAAGTCGAGGAGCTTAAACAACAGGTCATTTCCTTACAAGGTCTATCAAAATACAGCGTTGAGAGTGAAAAGGCGTTTGCTGAACAAGGTGTGGGGGATTTATACCTTAAACGAGTGGCTGAAAAGCAAAAAGAGCTTGATGCTGCGATGGGGATATATGCAGAGCAAGTTAATAACTTAGAGCGTCAGCGAGCCAATATGCAAAATATGTTGGCGACACTCAAAGAAAAAGTAGGTGATCAAGCCCCTGAATATAGACGTTATGCCACTGAGTTACAAAATGTTGATGTCGCTATTAATTCACTTAAGGCGAGCTTAAAGAGCTTAGGCATTGAATATGAATCACTCATTGATATCACGCTTCAGGCGACAAATAGCCAAGTGAATGCCGCCACGGCGATTGCTAAACAGATTGATGAATCGATTGAAAAATCGCAACGTTCAGTGGCAAAAGCGCAAGCCACAGGGCAGGCATTAGCGAAATTAAATGCAGAAGATGTATTGGCTTCACGCAAAATTACACCAGATATGCAAGGCTACGATAAGGCCTTACAAGCTGAAATTGAGGCACAACTGGCACTGCAAGCCAAACGGACGTATAAGCCCAGCCATAAATCCACCATTGATTACGCCAAGCAGTACACCAAAATCTTGACGGAATTAGAGGAAAAACAAGCCTCACTGATTGCGGATGGGCAAAGCATTCAGCTGTATGGCACTACCTCTTCCTTTAATGAATACACATCCGCATTAGCCGATATCAAACAAAATAAAGATAAGTTTGATGCCATCTTAAAAATCGATCCCAACGCCATTGAGACGATAAAAGAAAAAGCGAAAGCCATTGATGATCTGGCGCGTGCCAACTCGGTTGCGCAATTTGCTTATGATCGCGGTAAAGAAATTGAGCAGATGCAATTTGAAACTTCCTTAATAGGAAAATCGCGCGCAGAGCAAGAAAAGCTTAATGCCCTTCGTCAGATTGATGTGCTGTATCAGCAAGCCAGTGTGGATTTAGGCGAAAAAGAGCTGGTGAATTTACAACGCAATGTTGAACTCACTAAACAGCAGATTGAGGAAGAGCTGAGGAAGCGAGAGGCCATGAAAGGCGATCCGATGGCGGGATTAAAACAAGGCTTATCGGATTTCAGTGAGTCGGCCATGGATGTGATGGAGAACGTCAGAAACGTCACCACCAATGCCCTTAATAATATGTCTGATGCATTAGCCGATTTTGCTTTAACGGGCAAAGGAAGCTTTAAAGATTTTGCCAATGCGGTGATTTCCGATATCACTCGAATGGTGATGAAAATGTTGGTTTTCAAAGCCATTGAAGCGGGCGGGCAGGCAATGGGTTTTGATATGGGATGGATGAGCAAAGGGCATGCTTACGGTGGCTATACGGGGCATGGCGGGAAATTCGAGCCTAAAGGGATTGTGCACGGTGGTGAGTTTGTTTTTACCAAAGAAGCGACGGCTAAATTGGGTGTCGGCAATCTCTATCGCTTAATGTATGCGGCGCAAGGTTATGCTTCGGGGGGCTTTGTGGGGGCGGTCGCAGGGCGAATACCCGTTACACCACAACCAACGTTAGCCCGTGCGGGTGGTGTACAAATGACGGTCGTTAATCATATTACGGTGACAGGAAATGGTGACGCTGTACTTGCGCAGGCAATGAAAGAAGCTGCACAACAAGGGACAGAAGCTGGTGCACAGAAAGCTCACGCGATGATGTTACAAGACTTTCAAAGTAATGGCGCAGCACGTAGAACATTAGGAGTTTAAATGTCTATTCTTGAATGGCCAAAAGAGGTGATCCCCACACAGGAAAACTGGCAATTATTGAGTAACAGCAAAACCTTTACCTCACCATTTAATGGAAGTAGTCAAACGGTACGCTTTCCGGGAAGTCGTTGGCGTTGTGAGCTGACCTTCAATAATTTAAATGAAGCAAAATCGCGCCAGTTAGAAGCGTTGGTGGCTTCATTGGATGGCATGTCGGGACGAGTCAAAATAACCAGTTGGATAAGAAAAGGGCGTTATGGGTATGGTTCGCCTCGTATTGCAATACCGAGCCAATTAGGTAATCAGCTAGAAACAAAGGACTGGAAGCGCAATATGCGAGTATTACAGCAAGGGGATCGTTTAACTGTGGGCAATGAACTCAAAATGGTGGTGGCAGATGTGGTCAGTGATCATCAAGGATATGCCAATATTCTTATTTCGCCGATGTTAAGAACGTCACCTACCGTTAATGAAATGCTCGAGGTTGAGCGACCTTTTGGAGTATTTCGTCTCGTGGATAATGAACAGGGTAAATTTCAGCATCGTCGCTTGGGGTATACCCATATCACGTTATCTTTTGAGGAGGTGTTGTACTAATGCAATATCATCCATTTTCTGATGCCATGGTCAACGCGATTAATGAGGGGGCTTATATCGTTTTAGCTGCCAGACTCGATTTGAAATCAGGCGTGACCTGTGCGCATACCGGTGTTGGGCAACTGATTATTGCGGGGGAAACCTATTTAGGTGTAGGAAGTTTAGGCGAAATCAGTCAGCTAAAAGAAAATAAGACAACCAGTCCCCCACAATTACAGCTTAAATTAGCCGGTTTTGATAAATCGCTGGTGGGAATGGTGATGAATGAGCAAAGTCGAGGGCGAGAAGTGCGGTTGATGATGGTCGCCATCGGCGAAGAGGGGAAACCGCTTCTTGCTGAAATCTTATTTGTCGGACAAATCACATCGATTAATGTGGTGTCTGGCGAAGAAAATGCCGTATGTGTTAATGTTTCTAATCGATTCGAGCGATGGTCAATCGGTTTACCCGATAGATTCACCGATGAGTCGTGGTCATCTCGAAGACAAGGTGATCGTATCTTTCGTTATGTGGCTCAAATGGCTGAACGAGCGATTTATTGGGGCAGTAAGAAAGATGCACCTGCATTTATTTATAAATAATCTTATTGTCTTGTTAAACCCACTTTTGTGGGTTTTTATTGCATAAACAAGAGGAACTGTGCCCTTTGTTGTTTCATGAAAGAGCTAAGTTTATCCTTGTTAGAAGATATCAGCGTTGGGAGTATAGATAGGTAATTGATGCCAAAAACTACATTCATATACCTTTATAACCGCAAAAAAACAAGCTTTAGTTGATAAATCTAGGTTGTAATGGCGACAAGATGACTCTATTATGAATAGGCTACTGGTCGAAAAGGTTCACAAAAAATAATCCAGTACCCACTAACAGTGTGGGTGATTTTTTACATGCAGAGTAATTGCAATAACCTCAAAATCGTCTATTTTGTATATATGCCAGAGATCCTGGTAAGAGGATATTTATATGAGTCACGCACTGAGAAAGGCTAGTCGTTTAGATATACCGCCTCGTGACAAAAGTAAAGTTGCGTCTCCTAGAGCAGTAGTTGGATATAATTGCTCACACAAAGATCAAGTGAAAAATGCTTTCAGTCTTGGCTTTGAGCGTTATGAGACTGCTATGGATAAATTATCTAAGGTGTGATAGATGTCTAGGGAGTTTGGTTATCATCTTGACGGCGTGAATTACTTGTCTGTTGATGACATAATTTATATCAATGAAGTTCTTATTAAAGCACAAACGCCAGATGAGCCAATCCAAGTTTTAAATCAAAGCAATCTAGAATCGTCACAAGCCAGACCTGGCGTAATAAGATATTACGAACAAACAGAGGATATGTTTAGACTATCCTCTGTTCTTATTGAAAGCCTTATCCAAAACCATCCATTCGCGAATGCTAATAAAAGAACAGCCATGATGTGTGGTTATGTTTTTTTATTGATAAATGGTAATGAGCTTACTGCACCAAGTGATGATATGGTTGATATTGCATCTGGTTTAGCCACTAAAGATTATAGTTGTGAGGATCTTGAGAATTGGCTGTGTCATTGGTCTAGGACTTATGACACAGTAGAATTATGTAATCCTGATTTCGGTAAACTATGTTGTGGTGTAATCAAATTAAAAAATATCTGATATTACGCAATTGAAACTAACCCACTTCGGTGGGTTTTTTATTGCCTGAATTTCACCATGCCTCTTAACTGAGGTTTTTTGCTATTTAAGGTCAGTACATGAAACAACCCAACTGGACACTTAAATTACCCGAAACCATAAGGGCGGCAATGAGTCGCCCTTTTTCATGGGGTGAATTTGATTGTTGTATTTTTGCCTCTGAATGTATTTATGCACAATGCGGTTTCTCTCCGATAAAGCCTTATCTCAATCACTATAAAACCAAAGCCGAAGCCTTCAACCTGCTCAAATCTAAATTTGGCTCCTTAGAGAAAGCCGTATCACGCTATTTCAAATCCATTGAGATTGAGCGCGTTCAGCGTGGCGACCTCGTACTGTTTGAAGGTGAGGACGGTGACAGTTTAGCGGTGGTCTGGGCGGGGCATTATTGGGGCGTAACGCCACAAGGCGTGAAGCCAGTGCAGATTAACCCAATCAAAGCGTGGAGAGTGGAATAATGGGTGGGAGTGGTGGATTAATTTCAAAAGTCGTGGGTGCTGGCTTAATGATTGCGGGGCTATTTACCGGAGGCGTCACCTCTGCGATGGGCATGGCGCTGATGGCGGCAGGCGTCGCGGTGCAAGTCGCGGGTTCGCTTATCTTTAAGCCAAAACTGCCTTCCATGAATTATCGAGATACGGGTGAACGCAAACAGATGTTACGTTCATCGTCTGCGCCTGAAACCGTGATCGTCGGAAAAACAGTGATATCGGGTTTGCTTTTCTTCGCAGAGGAAGAAACTGGCGAACAAGATGAAAATGAAAAAATTACACTGGCATTGGCACTTGCTGGACACCCCGTAGAGAAAATCGGGAAGATTTGGTTAGGGGACGATTTAATTGAAACGTTTGGTGAATATACCGTTCATGAAGTTAAACACCTTTGGTTGAAGAGTTTAAAAATTACGGCACCTGTTGTTGAAGTGGAGTTGCATAATGACAGGGAAGATACCGATCCCTTTATGCTTAAAAATTGCCCGTCATGGAAAGAGGATATGATTGGTCGAGGTCTGGCGTGGTTACGTGTGACACTCACGTTTGACCAAGAAAAATTCCCTTATGGATTACCCAATGTGAAATGTGAAGTCTGGGGAAAACATCTGTTTGATCCTCGCACTGGGCAAACAGCATGGAGTAATAATGGGGCTTTAGTCATTTTGGATTATTACCGCCATTATTTAAAAGTGCCTGATACGGATATTGATTTTGACAGCTTTAAACAAGCAGCCGATTTATGTGATGAAAAAATGAGTCTGCCAGAAGGCGGATTTGAGTCTCGATATACCCTCAATGGCGCCTATGACTTAAATGAGAGTCCATCGAGTGTCTTGGAAGCGATGCACAAATGTATTAACGCGGAACCGACATTCACCGCAGGAAAACACGGTATTCAAATCGGCGCTTATTATGGACCTGCAATAAAAACCATCACTGAATCACAATTGATTGGCACAGTCACATGTACCCCTGAAACAGGATTAAAAGACGCGACCAATGCGGTGTATGGCACGTTTATTGATGCCGAACAGTTGTACACAAAAACCGACTTCACGCCTGTGATTGTGGACGAATGGGTGAAAGAGGATGGCTTAGAAATTCGAGAGAATATTGACTATCGTTTTGTCACCAGCCCTTATCAAGCCCAACGATTAGCCCGCCAATATCTTCGCAAAAAGAAAGCAGGAAGACGAGTTCAACTCACGATGAACTTAGACGGCTATGCTTATCGTCCGGGTGAAGTTGTGCTTTTAGCATTACCTTCTTTGGGGATTAGTGGGCTGGAATTTCGTATTGCCGAATGGTCTCTCCATGCTTTAGACGGTGTGGCTTTAACGTTGGAAGAGGATGGTGCCTATTTATATGAAGATGTGATTGGCAAACCGTTTGAGCGTCCGCCATTTGTGAGTTTACCCACTGGCGGTGTTGCTTCACCGATTAATCTTACCTTTGTTCCACTTGCCGTCAGTGACATCGTACAAGGTACACTTTCTTGGCAGAATGTGGCGTCTGATGTGCGTTATAATACGGTTAATATCCTTCAAAATGGTAAAGTGATTCAATCTATTCAGGTACCGGCCGAGCGTGTTGATATTAACGGATTAGTACGAGGGACTTATCGTGTTGAAGTTAGAGCGACGAATATGGCGGGGGCAATGTCGGCACCCGCTATCAGTGATTTTGCTATCCAAGCACCACCGCCTCCTGAGCATATTGATGTTACCTCTGGCTTATTTAATCTGACCGTTGCACCGAAACAAGGCGATAGTGCTGTCTTGGGTTATACCTTTGAATTTTGGTTTAGTGAGGAAAAACTCGCTAATCTTTCTGAAAATGAAGTGATCACCAAAACAAATAAAGTTGGCCAAGGGAATTTCTGGACGCAAGAGAATTTAAAAGCAGGACATACGTATTATTTTTATGTTCGAACAATCAACAGCTATGGCAAATCGCCGTTTGTGGAGGCTTCTGGTGTTTGCTCAGCTCAAACCGATTTAATTCTTGAAGAATTAGCGGGGCAAATCAGCCGAGACCAACTCGCACAAGACTTATTGGGTGAGATAAATAGCAAAGCTGACCAATCAGCCGTTGTTGAGTTAAATACGCAAGTGAAAGCGAACCATGATGCGATTTTAGCGGAGCAAGTTGCACGAGGAGCAGTAATTAACCAAGAGCAACAAGCTCGCGCTGAAGCTGATAAAGCGGAGGCTCAACAACGCCAATTCTTAGCTACACAACTTCGTGGTGATTATACAGGCAATGATTTATCGAAAGTCACCGCAGGACTTATCTCCGCTGAGAAGCAAGCGCGAGTTACAGGTGACCAAGCGGAAACCAAAGCCAGACAATCACTGGAAACACGGATGAATGGGAATGTTTCCGCAATTAATAAATCACTAGAAACACTCACCTCGAAACAGCAAGCGCAAACGCAAGAGATTTCAACGCTCAATTCAAATTTGAAAGGGAAAGCTGATAGCAGTGCGGTAAATGCGTTAAATACGCGGGTGTCGAATATCGATGGAAAAATGACGGCTACCGCTCAGCAAGTCACTCGCCTAGAAAGCCAAGTGGGTACAAGTTCAGCCAAAATAGAGCAAACCTCGAAAGTGGTCACAGACATAAATGGCAAAATCTCCGCATCATGGACAATGAAAGTCCAGCAGGATAGCAAAGGGAATAAAGTCATTACCGGCATTGGCTTAGGATTTAATGCGCAAGGAAATAGCCAATTTCTGGTTAATGCCCAAAACTTTGCGGTGATATCGTCATTAAACGGCAAAGTGGTGACACCGTTTGTCGTGAAGAATGGACAGGTGGTTATTCATGAAGCCTTAATGGATAAAGCGTGGATACAGAAACTAGTAGTACTCAATTATTTTAAATCATCGGGATTTGATAAAGGGAATGGCTTTTTATTGGATGCAAAAAACAATATTTTCCGCTTTACGGGTGGTAATGGGGCATTAAATATCACCAATAATCAATTGGTCGTCAAAGATGAGAAAAAACGCCTTGTGATGAAAATCGGTTATCTAGGGAGTTGATTTATGTATGGTCTTGAAATTTTTCCTGTTGAAGGCGGTAAACCTTACCGTTTAACGCGTGATACGCAAATTCTCTGTTATTTAACCTCTTATCAGATAGGGCCAGAAGATTGGCCCCATTATCGACAACCGAAAAAAACACGGAGCAAAGTCATTCATGAAGCCATGGGGTATGAGGCGTTCGCCATCCCGAGAGTGGCTTCTGTGTATATGGCGGTGAATGATTATGCGTATTTTCAGGGAATAACGCATATCCGAATGGAAGGGCCTGTATTACGTTATGAGTATGTTTATGACAATGTTCAGGTTCAAGACCCACAGATGGCCAAAAGAGCCAATATGGTGGTCGATATTTATGGTATCCCGTTACCGGATAGTACAAAACCAACGTATGGTGTGGAGTGGTATGGCGCCTTTCAGGGATTTCGAAGTGCGATTACACGTAATACACAAATGACTTATTGTGTGTTTCGACAAAAAATCCACCTTGAAGGCGGGCGCTATTGGTCTTTGCCAACAACATTACCGCATTTAGATAAGTGTGTTGTGTTTTATCATGCCACCAACCCTCAAGCGGAAGTGAGCTATTTAGCGCATAAAAAGCAATTATACAGTTCAGCCCAAACAGACATTTATGTGTGTGTTTTCGTTTCAGGAATGGTTTTGACCCCGAAGAGACGTTGGGGTTTATCACTGTACAGTGAAGATGGAACACTGGTCTTTAATACGGACTATTTGCCTTTTACCCGAGGAAAATCAATGGAATTGTTATTACGGGAGGGGAGTGTAGAGACTCCATATAGCTTGCCTTTAGTCTGTGCAACAAGTCAGTTTGTGAATGCGTCTTATCAGGATGACCCTATTGATTGGGCCAAGCGCAATACGGGGATACGTTTTCGGGGAAAACAGATTTTTGTGAGCGAACGAATACGTGATGCTCATCGGCAACATCATGTAGAGCAACGTATTCCCTTTTATGTCCTTAATGGTTCACATTATTTTTAATAAAATGAATACCTGTCTATATTTATGTGGGATACATGTCGCTTTTCTTTATTGGCATAATGCTTTCTGCTGATAATGATTGTTTTGCTTTAATCATTTCTTTTTCATTTGAAAATTTATAATTAGGCAATAGTTCTTTAGGTTTGACACCTAAAATAAACGCGATAGAGAATAAATGTTCTACTGTTATTTTGGTATGTCCATTCTCTATACGTGAATAGTGCTGTTGACTTATTTCCAATGAATGGGCTATTTCCCTCCCTGTCATCCCTAATTCTTTTCTTTTTTGCTTTATTCTATAAGCAATAATGGAATTAATTGTACTCATGAACTTCATTCTCCAACAATAAACAGATTTTTAAGTTTAACAGAGTAAAAAGCATTTGTTATAAAAGCATTTTACTCTACTTATAAAACTCAATTAATTTTTATTGATATGAAAAAGTAATCGTTGCTACTGCTTTTACACTTCCTGGCGTAATAGTATTTTCTGTTTTTATATAATTAGCTTTTAATTTTATACGTGGATTTATCTCTCCTCTATAATTTGAAAAATGCCATTGATTTTGATTTCCTTTGTTAGGAGTGTCTGAACCATAACTAATCGCAGTTACTTCATTATTTTTATATAATCTTAGCCCAACGCCTTTTGCCGTAGAATCCGTTGCTAATGTTAATATATCAGAACGATTCCCATGTTGGGTCGCATCATTTAATGTAGCATAAACATCAATACCGTCTTGGCATTGAAGTTGTATATTAACTTCCCCTCCTTGCACTTCTTTATACAAAGACGTGAACTGGGATTGATAGACAGTATTTAATGGAACAACATAATTCTTTTGATTCATCGAGCATGTTTGGCTTTGCACTTGGATGCGCCCTCCATTTAACATAACAGGAGCTGTTAATCTTTTATTATTCAAACTTGCCCGATTAGATTCCAATAAAATATGGCCCAGTTGTTTGGTTGGTATCGTTACATACCCATTAGGTAATCGTCCTGTTGCGACAAAAGCAACATATAAACGAGCACCAAAACTTCCAGTTGCACCATTATAAGCATTTGGATTTGTATTGGCGGCAACAGGATCAATATATATACTTGAGCTGTTTATGGGAACCAAAGGCGTTGCAGGCCAATAGCCTGCCATACCAATAATAATACCTAGCCCCGGGACTCCAATATCAAATATATCGAAATCGGAAGATTGAGTGTTTTTCCCTTGGCGAAAGCTATATGTAATCTTGCCTATTTTAGGTAATGTGGGAGTAAATTTTCCACGCATTAACGCTATTAAACTACCACCGTTAAATATATATTGATTGCTTGTTCCGCTGAGTTCTCCTATCACCCGAGGGTAAGTATGGGCATCGGCAGGGCCTATAACAACAACAGGGTGGGTAGATGTGTTGATTGTTATTGGAGACGGTACGTAGTCATCTGCACCAGCAACAGCCAGACTAGGGAATAGATTTAAAAGAAATAATATAACAAATATTCTTTTCATGTTTTGTTC